CTACTATCTGGGTCTCTTGCCGTTTTAGCAGAGGTTAGTTTAGACTTCATGCCTTTCATTCTAGCACAAAAAGATTTACGTCTGTTTGCTGATTTAGAACCTGCTTTAAGTTTAGAAGGTTTTGTTGTTACTGCTGTTTTTAACTTTGATCCAGGATTTGCTGCTCTGTAAGATGCAACACCTTTTTTATTTAATCCACCAGAAGGGTTTTTACCTTCTTTTCTTTGCCATGCTGCTGTAGCCATTACGCTTTTTTAATAGGCTTTGCTGTTTTAGCTGCTGCTTTAAAGTTAGCTGCTGTCGGAGCACCTTTACTTCCAACTTTTCTCATTGTTTCTCCTGAGCCACCTTTAATTCTATTTCTTTTAGCTGCTATGTTTGCGTACAATCCACCACCGGCTGCTTTTTTAACTCTGCCACCTTTACTCATAAAACCCATTTTATTTCTAACGGGAGTTGGTAGTTTTTTTAATCCTTTGCTTCCTGCAGGAACTTTTTTTAAACTTCCTGATTTATACATTGTTCTTTGCATTGTTTTCCTTTTTTAGTTTAGTACCAAGTTGCTTTTTTTGATTTAGACGATAACATTCTTTTAGCATTTTTTATTTCAACTGTTTGAGAAGAAAGCGCATCTGTAGCTTCTATCTCTTTTTCTTTTTCATGTTTCGTAATTTTTTGTTCTTTTGTAACTGTTGTACCTTTTAACCAATCTTTTGTCATATTTTATCCTCCCTAGTTATTATTTTTTTGTTCCTTTAAATATCTGTGTTCCTTTTATACCATAAATACTAGCAACTACAAGTATCCATAAATTTGTAAACCATTTAGGTAATTCTGAGAACATTTCAAAAAATAGCTTTACTTTGTCCATTGCTGTAGGGTCATCCGATACCACTGCCCAAGCTAAAATTGCTATAGGTGTGCTTAATATAATTAAAACCGCCTCATCTTTCCAATCTGATTGTCTAGACTCTAATAATTTGCCTTGATAAGCTTCATCGCCTCTAGCCATCTTTTCTGCGTGCATTAATTGTGCATCAGACATAGCCATTTTTGTTTTTTGACGATTAGCGTAGATTTTACTTCCAGCAGAGAATGCTAATTTTGCTAAACCAAACCAAGCCATTATTTTCCAACCTTTCGCATAGCTTTATTATGTGATTTATTAAAAGTCATGCCTTTTTTCATATCTTTTTTCATTGATGCCATATGTTTTGTTGTATGATGCTTTTTATGTTTCTTTAAAGTGTTTTTTTCTTTTTTATTAATCATTAATTGTCCTTTTTAAGTTCACTTGTTAAAATTGTTTTCTTAATAGACGTGTCAGATCTTAATTGTGCTAGTTCTTCGTTCTGATCTAGCTTCTCATCTACGTTTTGTTGGTTCATCATGGCTTTCATACGGTCTAAGTTAATTCTATCTTCACCTTCTTGTTTTTTTCTGTTGTTCTCTTGTGCTTGAAGGTCTAATTCTCTAGCTCTTAACATTGCAATAGGGTCATTTCCAAATTGTGAAGTAATTTTTTTCTCTTCGTTCATGTATTCTTCCATCATTTCAGAAATTAGTACAGCTTTTCTAGCTTCGATACGTTGTTGCATAGCCATAGCTTGTTGTTGCATCTGTGGATTCTGTTGTGCCATCTGCATCATCTGTGCTAGTTGTGGCAACTCTTGTCTAAACTCTAATTCGATCTGTTCTTGTGCCATTAAACTAATATGTTCTAAAATATTTTTTTGTATAGACGCTCCAACTGCAGGTGCGTTCTTAACCATGTTTGTTTCTAAGAAATTTAAGTGAGCAGTAATGTGTGATCTATGATCTTGACCAGGGAAAGCTTGAAAAGGTTTTCCACCTAATGCATCGATATGTTCTAATGCAGGATCTTTTGGTGTTGGTGGTTGTGGTCTAATTAAAATAGAGTCAATATCTTTTACACCTAACGCTTCATACATATTTCTATACACTTGATACTGATTGTGTAGTTGTGGATTGGACGAAGCCAGTTGCATTTCCGTTTGGGCTAGGGAGATTCTCTGAGTTTGAGAAAATATGTTTGGATCTGCAACCGGCAATATATCTACTCTATCATCGAAGTCTAATTGCTTGACTTGTTTTTGACCGCCGACAATATCGTATGGATAGATTGGAGGTAGATATAATTTGAAAACTCTTGCTAATAAATTAAATTCTTTTTTCATAGAGGCATACAATCTTTTATGTATGGCAGACATTGTTCTGCTCCCTCTTTCAAGCATAGCAACTGTCGTGCCCACTGCAGCTTGCTGATTCCCGTCTCCCACCTGCAGATCTGCTATTGAAGCGAATCTTTGACCTGCTTGTACCACGACACCCATAAGCGATAATAATGTTTGCGATGGTTCTTTAAAAGGAAGAGTCATAAAAGCATCTCGTAAGTTTCCACCAGGAGCATCTACATCTCTAAACTCACCCGGTTGAATACTTTGATTCTCGTCTCTCATTTTTATACCACGCATTTTAAATCCAGCAGGTAAGTTTGATAACGTTCCTGCATCTAACAATGATCTTAAAGCTGATGTTGCTGTTCTAGATAATCCACCAATCATGTGAATTAATCCAAAGCCATAAAAGCCAAGTCCTGGTAAAAATTTAAAGTGTACGAAGTAACTAATTTTAGATTTTAAAGGATCTCCTATTTCATAGTTTCTTCTAATAGATAAAATTTCTCTTGATCCTTCTTCTATTGTAACAATGTATGGTAATTTAATTCCTGTTGGTTGACCTTCTGCGTCAACATCATTAAAGCCATCGAGGTCTAAGTTCACGTGACACTCAAGCAAGGTAAATACTTTTTCATCTCTACCTTTTTTTGTTCCGTCTAACTCTCTCTCTTTTTTCTGTGATTCTGATTCACTATTATAAGATGGATCTAATTCTATGTCTCTATAGAAACCTCCAACTTGTTGTTTTCGTAATTCATTTTCTGACATCTTAACCATATGAATAATTGATTCTGCATCATCTAAAGATGTAGCTGTGTAAGGTACAACTAAATCATCTGCTGGTACAAATTTAGAAACTGCTCTACCCATTACTTCATCGTAATAAACTTTTTTAAATGCAGATCCTGATAGTGGTAAATAAAATAACATTTGATCAAGTTCAGCTTCATACTCTTTCATCTGATCCATGATTTGATAATTCATAAAGTCTTTGACTCTCGCTGCTTGCTGCTCTCTTTCAGCTGAGATCTGACCTATGATCTGTGTACGTACAGGTCCACCTGCTGGTAACAATTCTTTATAAGCAAGTGCTTGAAATTGTGTAACTGCTTCGGCTAGTACAGGATGTGTTGCACCTGATGCACCTTTGAATGGTTCTGTTTTACTTTCGTATTTAAATCCTAATAAATCTAATCCTGATGTATAAGATTTTTCCCAATCACTTCTTGAAGATTTATAGTCTTCGTAATTAGAAAAAAGTTCCGAGCCTATAGGGGCGAGGACATTCTCTGGTAATAATTCTGCTAAGTTTGCAAAGTGCCCTTCGTCTTGTCCAGGGTTAACTTGCGATGGATCAAAGTTAACATCAACACTTCCGTCTTCGTTCTCTTGAACGTCAACAGGTTCTTGAGGATCTTTTTGTTGTTCCTCTAGCTCGATGTTAATATCTTCTTCGTTAGGTATATTTATAGTTTGCTCAACGTTTGGAAGAGCCTTGTCCATATCTGCCATTTATTTTCTCCAATCGTGCGACCTTAACCTTTTTAATAGGAATATTCAAGCCCTGTGGGTTAGGTCCTCTTTTCGGTGGTGTAGTCTTGGTTAATTTTTTCATACTACCAATAGTAACTATATTTTCTAGGAGGTGATTTCTCTTCCTCATAATCTTCAGGGTGAGTTATTAATCCTCCCTGTCTAAATCTCATAACAGCTTGTGTCATAGAGTCAACTAAATCGTCATGATCTCCATAAGGGAAAGCAGCACACTCTTCCATAACCTCTTGTGCAAATTTTTTATCTGTTGGAGCCCATATCATACCACTTTCAAATAACGGTGCAACAGAATTAACTCTAGTATGCTTATCATTTCCTTTTGATGGTGTGAAGTTGACTACAGGTATTCCCATAGCTCTAAGCTCATAAGTAAGTGGTAGTCCTGATGCCTTAGCCTCAACTAACACAGTTTCTGGTTGCCAGTAGTCATACTGTTCTTTCGCTACTCGTCTCAACTCAGGAAATTCTAGTCTCTCTTTCATAGCATCGAGTAAAATTAAATTAGCTGGTGAATCCTCATTCTCTTGAAACACGCCCCACGTTGTAATGGCAGAGTAATCGGCAGTTTCTTTTTTCATGAAAGCAGTATCGTAAGATTGGATAACATGTTTTAAAGAGGGTAAACTATCCTTGTCCCAATTCTTCCACCACTCTCTTTTTATAATTGCACCTTCTTCAGAAGAAGGATTCTGCATCCACTGTGCATTCCACTTACCAACTGACAGTGATGCTTTAACAGCTTCAAGTTCATCTAGTTTCCAGTAGCCTGGCCAAACAGGTTTCTTACTTGGCAAAATTGCTGGGAACTCTACTACTTCCCATTTATCAGCTTTGATTTCTTTTTGTGATTTTAATAACATACCTGTTAAATCTTTTGTATTCCATCTGGTCATTACACAAACAATTTTACCACCTGGCTGTAAACGTTGTCGAGGACCTGATGTATACCATTCATATGCTCGCTCAAGAGCTTGCATGTTCATAGCATCTTGCTCCGAGTGTGGATCATCTATAATTAATAAATCTGCACCCCGACCTGTAATCGCTCCACCAACACCAGCAGCAAAGTATTCTCCACCTTGTGCAGTTTCCCAACGTCCAGCAGCTTTACTATCTTCTTGTAATCTAGTTTGAAATACCTTCTGGTATTCTTCACTATCAATCAGGTTCTTAGCCTTACGACCAAACCTTACAGCAAGTTCTCCTGTGTGGGTTGTTTGAATTATCTTTAGCTTGGGAGTACGACCTATCATCCATGCCGGTAATAGTGATGACGCAAACTCAGACTTAGTGTGTCTTGGTGGCATATTAACAATAAGTCTTTTAATCTTGCCGTTAGCCATGTCGTTAAATTTTTGTGCAATAATTTTATGGTGATAGCCTTCTATAAAATCAGGCCATATGTGTTTTACAAAGCTTAAAAAATCACTTCTTATCTTATCTTCTTTCTTTTTCTCTTCTAACTGTAAGTACATCCTCATGAAGTCTTTACGGACATCAGCAGGTAGTTTCTTTATTTTTTCTAAATCAATTTCCATTTTGAAAAATTTTTTGCAGAATTTTTTTGAACTTCTGTTTTTAACGATAATCGTTGTACTACTTATTATTTTATAAATCAATAATGATTTTGGAGCCTTTAAGCGTACAAATCCGACAATAGTAACAACAATAAAAAATATAGGGGTAAAAAAGATAAATGGTTAATAAGGGCAATAACTATTTTGGCATGGCACTGGTACCTCTATTAGTTGTGGCAATCCTAACTTGCCACTCGTTGCCCCAAACTAGATGCGAGTCGCTAGACTATTAGACGAGTAGCGAGGATCTAAAGCTCTAAGAATATTAATAACTAAATGATTTTATAGGAGACTTAGACTTGTTCGAATACTTTCAAACAATCTGCGAGTCCAATTGCTAAAGGTTCTAGCTTCGAGCCACGTGCAACTAGGGATTGAATCTGTCTACCTTCATAAAGTTTCAAGCAGCTCGGAGCGGTTGCTTTTACTAAGATAAAAGAATTGCTAGGGTGCTTAAAGTGAAAGCTTATTTGGTGAGGTGAGAGCCGTACAGAGGTACGTTGAGATACCTTCATCTCTACTGTAAAAAAATGCCCTTTATTATTATATGCCAGTAGATCCGGAGTGCCTTGAACTGCTGCATTCTCTATTCTGGTCCATCTTATTGAAGGTGTATTTTGTTTTAAATACTTCCATAAATTAGACTCATTACTTGCCATATTTTTAACGTATCAGTTGTGTAATATAATTGCAACAGTGCCAGGTGATGTTGCAATAATACAACACTTAAAATAAATCTAAATTAATTAAAAATAAGTTAATTATTTGCTTGATTGTCCTACATGGTATGTTAGATTTAATTATGAAAGCAAAAAAAATAAAAGGAGAAACAATGCAACAAGAAAAAAGATACGATCAAAAAGACTTAGCTAACAACTGGGAGTCTTATATTAAAGCTG